TCAAACCCACCACCTCTGCCGCCGTAATCGCGGTTGCGCTTGCCGCCGTTACGCCCAGCGTGCCGCCGACCACTGCGCCTTGCGGTTGGCTACTGCCTGTGCCGACCAAACAATAATTGTTAATGGTCAAGCCCGCCGCGCGTCCGATGCTGCCCGCCAAGTATTCATCCAAATTCGCGGTCTGGTCTTGCAAAAGTTCCCAAGACACTTTCAAAAGACGCCGCCACGCGTACACCGTAACCAACACTTGGCTAAACGTCGGTTCGCTTTCATCCACCGCGCCCGCCTCTGCCACAATCGCGAAATTCGATTGCTTGGCGTTTTCGGTTGGAATGCCGATGGATGACAAAGCGGTCTGAATCGGCTTTGCGCCCATCAGCATCGGGATTGCAATTTCGTCGCGCTTGGCAATGATTTGGTCATAATACGGCGTTGGCACAACGTAACCGCCATTCGCGCCCGTCCCCTCTGCGAGTGCCGCCTTGTACGCGTTAAAATCCGCGCCCGCCTCTTTCAACGCCCCGCGCGCCGCCACATCGTCACCCGTTCGCAGCCAAAATTCAAACGATTTCACGTCATCGTTTTTGAATCCGCGCTGCGAAACTTTTTTCATGCCGGGCGCGACAAAGCCCGCTTTTGGTTGCGCGGGTTCGGCGGCAATGATGCCCTCAAATGCTTTGACCTGTTTTTCCAGCGCGTCAATGCGCGCTTGCATTTCGTTTGCGTCCATTTCGTTATTCTCCTCGCGCGGTGTGTCCGCGCTCTGACTTTCAAATTTGATGTGTTGCGCGTGCGCGTTTGACGTGGTTACAGTTGCCGCGCGCTCTGCGCTTGCCGCGCCTCTGGTCGCGTTCACTGTTTCCGCTATCGCCGCGCCTTGCAACGATTTCAACGAGACCGCGCCGTTGCGCGGCTCGGCGGGCGTCGGCGTCAAAGACGCGTCCAGCCCCAAAATCCAACGCTTGATGTAATACCCCTTGCCCTCCGCAACACGCTCGACCAAATGCGATGCTGTGCCGCTTGACCAACCCAATTTATTTTTCTCTGCGAGGGCATAAATCATTTGCTCGTATTCATCGCGCATCGCCAATTGCAACTCTGCCCACACGCCCGCGTCATCGCGCCGCAAATCCGCCTTGCCTAAAACGCGCTTGCCGAGCGTAGCATCAAGCCCATGATGATAGTACGCGTCGCTTTTCTGCGCGTCGCCGTAATCCGTTTGCGCGTCAAAGCGTTCGCTCTCCAAATCATAATCGCCGCGCGGCGTAAAGCGCACAAGATACCCGCCGACCTTGCCGTTGCCCAACACCTTGACCGCGCCGCCAAACATCACCAGCGTTTTTTCCGCGTCGCTTGTTTCGGCTTCGGTTGGTTCGCTTGTTTCCGCGTCCGTCGTTTGCGCGTCGTCCGTTTCGGTTTCTGCGTTCTCACTCGTTGGCGTCGCGCCGGGTTGCCACTGTTGCCACGCATCACAAACGTAATTCGCCTGCGGTTCAAATTCAAACTTGACGCACATCCCGCGCGGTTGCATAAAAACAGGTTCGCCATCCATCGTTTGCGCGTCGGGTTGCGGCAGCCATTTGAAAAAATTACAATTGCCGCAGGATTGCTGCGAATCCCCGCGCAAGTTTGGCGCATCCGTAATCGCCTTGCGATAGTGTTGCGCCTGCAAATTTGCTTGACTCATTTCCCCTCCAACACAGCGGCTAACCGCCGGAACAAATCGCGCAGCATCGCGGGGATTTCCTTGTCCATATCCGCAATGCCCTTTTCAATAAAGCGGCGCGGCTTGATGCCCTTGACCAACACGCGCACGCGAAAAAATTCCTTGCCGCGCCAAAAGAAATGCAATGCCTTTGCGCGTTTCGCCTGAATCGGTATCGGTTGCCGCCGCGCGCCATACACGCCCGTTCCATCATTCACCCAATAGGTATATTTCAACAACGGCTTAAATTCGACGCCGATAACGAGATTGCGCGCATACGGTTGGATGCTCCCTTGCAACGCGCCCGTCTTGTGCGGCGCGCGGCGGCGGATTAACTCCGCTTGCGCGTTGGCTACATCTGCCTGCCAATCGCGTTTAATGTCCTGCATCTTGCGCGGCGCGTCCTGAAACATTTTTCGCATTTCGCTAAAGCCGCGTATGTCAATTCGTAATTGCATATTTCAATAGGATGAAACAATCGTGCCGCTTGCCTCTACCGCGCTAACAAGTTCGCAATCACAATTCCAGCCGCCGCACTCTAATTTGTCATTGCCCGGTTGTCTTGGAATGTATCCGCGTTCCGTAAACCAGCGGCGGCGATGCCGCTGCCCATCCAACCACGCGCACGTCGCGCAATGTTCCTCTGTTGCGCCAAGTTGCCATATCACAATTTCCGCGCTGCGCGCCGCGTTCAATCCCGCCATGCCCGCCGCCGCAACCGAATTACACCAAAGTTCCGCCCGCGCTAGCACTTGCGTTTGCTTCTCCTTGTCGCGCAGCGCATCCTCAATCGCGTGTGTAAAGTCCGCAACGTATTCAAATTGTTTCGCGACTAAATCATCCGCTTGCGCGCTCATGTCCGCGTCAAAATCTTGCGCCGATACGCCGCCCTCTTTCAACCCCTCAAAGTACGCCGCCGATACGTGATACTCAATCAGCGCGCGTAACTCTGCGTTCAAATCAACATTTGGGTCGAGGTCACTGTCCCGCCAAAAATCACGAATCAGTTTTCGCAGCCGCGCGCAAAACTGCCGCGTCACTGCGTCCACGCTTTTGGTCATTGTGCGCGCGAAAAAATGCGTCAACCGTATCGCCGTTGCGCGCGCCCCCTTGCCGTGCCGCGTTCGCAAAAATCGCTTTCACCGCGTCCGCATCATTCGCAAATGCCAATTGCGCGCGCACTGTGTCCGCCATAGATTGCGGCAACACATCGCTCATAAAATCGCACTCGGCGCATTTGCCCGCGCGCACGCGGTTCAATGCTTTGCGCTCCCAGCGTTTCAAGTCTTGCGCCACATCGTCGCCCGCCTCATTCGCCGCGCTTGCATCCGCGTTCGCGTTCGCGGTGGTTTGTTTCGGCGCGTACCCCAACAATGCGCGCGCCTCGTCAACATCCAATATCGCCGCGCCGCCCGTCAACGCTTGCACGCTTTGCGCCTTTTGCAATTCGTATTGCTGCATTTGTTCCAAGCGTTTTGGTTCAAACTCAAAACGCAAACCCAATTCATCAAACATCTGCGCGTTCAATGTTTCTTGAATCCGCCTACATTCGGGCAACACCGTCCACAACGTAAAGACCAACACATCATTAACCGCCGTTGCATAGTTCGCGGCATTGCTCATCAAAAGCGTTTGCGGTATGCCGAACGCGGTTGCTACATCCTCGCGCGCCGCGTTTTTCAATTCGGGCGCGGACGCTTCGCTAATATCACTGCCGATAACGACGGGCTTCACATCGGCGCGAATCGCCACACTGCGCCACGCGTTTTTCACGCCCGCCAACAGCCGATTCCACCAACGTTCCAGCCGTTCCATTTCCGCCGGTTGCGCCGTGCCTTGCACGGTTAGCAGTGTTGCCTTGACCGCGCCGCGTTGAAAAAATCCGCTTGCGAACGAATCGAGATAATTTAACAGGTTCGCGCTGCGTAACGCCGCTTGCGCGGGCGCAATCCCCGCGCCAAGTTCCGATGTCAAGGATGGAATCCAAAAATAAACCACCTCATCCAGCGATAGCGGAATTGCCGCGCTTGCCACGCGTCGCTCGAATCCAATCACCCCGCGCGCGGCGTCATATTGCGGCGTCATGCTCGATGGCACAACCCAGCGCGGCGTCACATTCAAGCCCGCGCGGTTTTCTTCTTTCACCCAATACGCCGCGCCATAGACGCACAGTGCCGCCTCTGTCAGATACAACAGCGATTTCAAAAGCGCAGTTATCGCGCGCGCTTCGCTTTCATCCAGCGGCGCGTCATTCGTTTGATACAGACCGAAAGGCATATCGGCTACCGCGTTCGCGCGCAGGTCAACCGCGCGATACACCCACGGTACGACTTGCTGCGCGCGCAGTGCCGATAGTTCGCCTTCAGGCGCGCCGCCTTCGAGCGATTCAAAAAATTCGCGCGTCAGCGATGATAGCGGCACGCTTTTTACGCGCGCGTTGGATGTATCAAGAGTCGCAATCATGCGTCATCAAATCCAAACAACAACAGCGGACGCGTATCTACCGCGCGCCACGCCAACGCCAACGACATGACACAATCGTCGTGTGTGCCTTCGGGCGCGCTAAAGGTCGGACGCCCCGTTGCCGCGCTGCGTTTTTCCTCATACGCCTCTAATTCGTTGACCGTCGTTTCGTCATTCAAAATTGCAATCTCGCTTTTCTCAAACGCCAAGACCAGCGATTGAATCAATGGCGGTTTGCTCTGCGCGGTTGTTTCAAACGCCGCAACAGGCAAACCATCCATTTGCAATGCTTCGATGTTTGGCGCGCCGATGCTGTTACTCTCTGCCAAAATCGTCGCGGGCGTCCAGCGTTCCGCGAGTGCGGCAAGCCGCGCCCGTTGCACACTCCAAGACACTTGATTAAATCTATCCTTTGCCACCTCGCGGCGGCATGTCGCGCACAACACCGTCAATACCGTAAAGTCATGTTGCTGCGCCCAATCCACGCCCATTACAATTAAATGCCCCGCGTGCGCGGCAGGTTCGCTTGCGCTTGCGGTTGCACAGCCGCGCACATTGCGAAACACGCCGCCCGCGTCGTCAACATACTGCGCTAAAAATTCTTGTTCAAACGTTTTGCGCGGGAGCGTTTGAAACAGCCGCACCGCCTCATCAAAATTAAATTTGCTGTTCTCCAACGGATGCGGCGCGCGCAGCAATGTATCATTCTCAATTCGCACGCCGAGCGTTGGCACTTGCCACGCCGCGCTGTCCGCGCGTTCCGCCGCTTGCATTGCCTCGCGCCAAATCCAATTGCGTCCCTTTGGCGTATAGAGTGCGAGCAACCAGCCCGCCGTATCCGCAAGAATCGGCTCGACTACCTCGTAATATGCCGCTTGCTTGATAAGCGACGCCTCATCAAAGACCGCGCCATCAAACGTAAAGCCGCGTGCGCTGTCCGGGTCATCCAACGTTTTGAAAATAATGCGCCCGCCCGCGGGACTAATTGCCTCGCGCCGCGCCTCTGCAAATTCATACACACCGCCCGCCGCGCGTTTCAAT